AAATTTCAGCACTTACGCCGATACATAAAACCATTATCAGCGGATTCTACATAAAAGGTCAAAAATGGGAACGTATAGCGGAACAAATTAGTTACAGTGTAAGACAGAGCAAAAATATAAGGTGCGTTGCCTTGGAAGCATTGGGCGGAAAATTTGCAAGGAATAGGAATATATCACGAAGCAAAATTATAGGCGAAATCATAAAGTAAAGATTGCCCGCCATTGCCCGATTTTTTATGATATAATGCAAAAGTAAAATACCACAGGGGCAGCAGGGATTAAATTAAAATCCTGCTGCCCTTTGACGTTGCATTTTTGAAATTTTGAAAAATGTGATAATTCCGAAAGAACGGAACAGCGGAAAATGGAGAAACAAACGAAAGGAGGTTTTGCCGTGGCACGACAAAAGGACGAAAACCGGGAAAAGGCAAAGCAGCTTTTTTTAGATTCCGAGGGTTTAATGAGTAACCCGGAAATAGCCGAAGCGTTGGGCGTGGATTCTGCAAAAGTCCGAAAATGGAAGTGCATAGACAAGTGGAAAGACGCACTTGAAAATAAGCCGAAGAAAAAAGGCGGACAGAAAGGCAACCAAAACGCCAAGGGCCACGGGGCCCCGCAGAGGAATAAGAACGCAGAAACACACGGGGCATATTCTACGGTTTACTTTGACGAACTGACAGAGGAAGAAAAGACCCTCATAGAATCCGTTACCCTCAATACGGCGGAAAATATGTTAAGGGAATTGCAGACGCTTATAGCCAAGGAAAACGACTTAAAGAAGCGTATAGCAAGCCTTAATAGTGATGATACAGGGCAGCTTTACACGGATAAGGTCGTGGAAATGCGTACACCCAAAAAGGCGGATAATGAGGACAGCGACCCATACGGAGAATACGCAGGGGAAGAGGGGGAGGAAAAGAAGCCTGCCCTTGATGTGGCTATGGAAACAACCATAAAATCATCTGCCTTTGAAAGGGCAATGAAGTTAGAAGCAGAACTAAATAAGATACACGGACGCATTATTAAACTACTTGATTCCATTAAGTCCTATGAGTTGGAGCAACGCCGTATCTCACTGGAAGAGAAGCGGTACGCACTGATGAAACAGAAGATAAGCGGAGAGTATGACGTAGACCCCGACACAGGGGAGATAGACGATACATACACCGAAGAGGAAGAGGGATTAAGTGAGTTGGAGTAGATCAGCAGGAAAGAAGTAACGCCGGGCAGCAGGCGGAGGGCAAAAGGTACTGTGACAGGGCGGAAAGCCTTGCGGGTGCCGTGACCCCAAGATTTGCCTAGCTTCCGGGCGCAAAAATCGGCTTCCGAAATTCTGGGAATTTTTTTAAGGGGGTAGGATTTTGAAACTCTATGATAAAAATGCGGTGGCAAAATTCCTAAACATGACCCCTAAGAATGTGCAGAGGTTGACGGAAAAGGGAATCTTGCAGACCAAGCAGGGCGGGTTATATTCTTTGGTGGAAGCAACACACGCCTACATAAAGTATTTGAGGGACCGCAACCCGGAGAGCGAAGAGAGCATAGACCTTAACGAGGAAAGGGCGAAGCTGACAAAGGCAAAAAGGCTTAACGAGGAATTGGATTTAGCGGTAAAGAAAGGGGAGTTGCACAAGGCGGAGGATATAGAAAAAATCATGTCCGCCACACTGATAAATTTTAAAAGCCGATTGAGTGCGATTCCGGCAGAGGAAGCCGAGAAGTTGGCGACCATGACGGACAAGGCGAAAATATTCATCTACCTTAACGGGAAGATAAAGGAAGCATTAACCGAGTTGTCGAGTTTTGAGGAAGTGTTTAAGGAGGAAATAAAAGAAGATGAAGAGGGAAACGATTGACCTTTTCAATCGGATATTCAAGGTATTAGAGCCACCGCCAGACCTCACGCTATCGCAATGGGCGGACAAATACCGCCGTCTTTCCTCTGAATCCGGCAGCAAGGGCGGACATTGGGATACATCAAAAGCACCGTGGCAGCGGGAAATAATGGACGCTATAACCGATATATCCGTTGAAAAAGTCGTGGTAATGAGTGCTGCACAAATGGGAAAAACGGACGCTTTTCTACTCAATACCATAGGCTACTATATGCACTATGACCCCTGCACTATCCTTTGTATGCAGCCGACTTTATCGCTTGCGGAAACCATGAGCAAAGATAGGCTTATGCCAATGGTAAGGGATACCCCGGCTCTAAAGGACAGGATAAACGAAAAGAGCAGGACAAGCGGAAACACAATATTTAAAAAATCCTTTCCGGGCGGGCGTATCACAATGACCGGGGCAAATTCCCCGACAGAACTAAGAAGCCGTCCTATCCGTGTCCTGCTTGCAGATGAAATAGACGCATATCCGCCGACCGCAGGGGCAGAGGGGGACCCTCTGATACTTGCAGGGAAGAGATTAACGACATATTGGAATCGAAAAGAGGTAGACACAAGCACACCGACAATAAAAGGCGTATCCCGTATTGAAATGGAGTACGAACATTCGACAATGGAAGAATGGAATGTGCCTTGTCCGGGATGCGGAGAGTTGCAGCCGTTGGAATGGGGGAATCTCACATACACGGTTGACGCAGACGGAGAGGTAGAAAGCATTACATACGTTTGCGAAAAATGCGGTTGCGTACATTCTGAAATCGAGTGGAAAGACCATTTTAACGAGGGCAGGTATATAGCAAAGTATCCAAACAGAAAAGTAAGGGGTTTTCATTTCAATTCTTTAGCGTCTACGTTCTTTGGTTGGGAAAAAATTATAAAAGGATTTATCGAAGCGGACCAGGCACTAAAAAAAGGCAATGTAGAACTGATGAAATCTTGGGTCAATACCGAGTTGGGGCAGACTTGGGAGGAAGAGGGAGAAAGTGCCAACAAAGACGATTTATTAAAACGCCGTGAGAAATACCGTTGTGAAGTGCCGGAAGAGGTAATAGCAATAACGGCAGGGATTGACACGCAGGACGATAGATTTGAAATCGAGGTTGTCGGTTGGGGTGTAGGGCATGAATCCTACGGAATCATATACAAGAGAATCTACGGAGATTTGAAGCAGGCGGAAGTATGGAAAAACCTTGATGAATTTCTTTTGCAGAAATTTAAAAAGGCAGACGGTACGGAAATGCGTATCGTGTGTGCCTGCATGGATTCCGGCGGACACTTTACCAATAAAGTATACCGATTCTGCAAAGCACGGACGGCAAGAAAAATATTTGCCATTAGGGGCAAAGACGGTACAGACCGCCCGTATATTCCGAAGCCGTCAAAGAATAACAGGGAGCAGGCATATTTGTTTACTTTGGGAGTAGATACAGGAAAGTCCTTATTATTGCAACGGTTACAGATTGAGGAAGAGGGACCGGGATACTGCCACTTCCCGAAAGATGAAAAAGGATATATCCGAGGATATGACGAAGATTATTTCAAAGGCTTGACGGCAGAGAAACAGATATTGAGGTATAAAAAGGGCAGGCCGTATTTTGTTTGGGAACTGACAGGGGAAACAAAACGGAATGAGCCTTTAGACTGCCGTAACTATGCACAGGCAGCAATAGAAATAACAGGGTTGACCCTCAAAGAGCCACCCAAAAAGGCAGCAGGAAACAGTACACAGACACCGCCGAAAAGGGGCAGGCGGCGGGGGAATAGAAGCGGAGGTATCACATAATGGCAGCAATCACATTAGAGGTAGCAAAAAAACACTTGGAAACGTGGCTGGAAGCCGAAAATGAGGTAGCAATCAACCAAGCCTATACAATAGGCGGTAAGTCCTTTACAAGGGCAAATTTGGGCGAAATACGCAAGCAGATAGAGTATTGGAGCAATAAAGTATCTGCATTGGAGAATGTAGCCAAGAATAAAGGGCGGAATAAAGTATACAGAATCGTGCCGAGGGATTTATAAAATTTTTAAAAAAATTGCCCACCATTGCCCGATTTTTTGTGTTATTATATAAAATAGCAAAAGCACCAAAGGAAATACAAGGGCGTTTCCAAAGGTGCTTTTTTCATGCGGAAATTTGTAGCACAGAATCAGGATTTTGCAGCACGGAAAGGAGATAAAGGCGGTTTGAATCTATTTGACAGGGCAATAAACGCTATATCCCCGGAAAGGGCGTTGAAAAGGGAAGTCGCACGGCAGAGACTAAGCCTAATCAATAGCGGATACGGGAATTATGGGGCGAACTCAACAAAGAAAGCCGTCATAGGGTGGACGCACGGCGGAGGCAGCCACAGAGAGGACATAGAAGAGCATGTAGACACTTTACGGCAGAGGGCAAGGGATTTATATTGCGGAGGGTCAAACATTGCCACAGGGGCGGTAAAACGGCTTAGAACAAATGCCGTAGGTACGGGGTTGCACCTTAAAAGCACAATCAACGAGGAATTTTTAGGAATAACGCAGGAGGAAGCAAGGGAGTTAGAGGAAACCATAGAAAGGGAGTTTGCACATTGGGCGGAATCTGAAAATTGCGACATTGAGCGGATAGATAATTTTTATCAGTTGCAGCAGTTGGCGTTACTTAATGCCCTGCTTAGTGGGGATTCCTTTGCACTTATGGCAACAACAAAAAGAATCGGCAGTATTTACGATTTGAGGATTGAACTTGTAGAAGCGGACCGGGTAAGCACCCCGGACGAAGAAAGGGTAAACCCCTTGTTTTGCGAGGGAGTGGAAAAGAATAATGCCGGGGAAGTGGTGGCTTACCATTTTTCAAAATTCCACCCTTTGTCATTCCAAGACAGGAAGCCGAGGGAATGGGTAAGGGTAAAAGCATTTGGAGAGAAAACAGGCAGGAGGAACGTAATACACGTTATGAATCGGGAGCGTATCGGGCAGGTCCGGGGCGTTCCTTTTTTATCCCCCGTAATTGAAACCATAAAACAGCTTGGTCGATATACGGACGCAGAGGTATTAGCAGCCGTTATAAATGGGTTGTTTACGGTATTCATTGAAAAAGAAAGTGCGAGTGATGATATACCGTTTGGGGAATCCGTGCCGGAGGAAATGCAAGTAGATACGGAGGACGAAAACAGTATAGAACTTGCCCCAGGAGCGGTAATTGACCTTGGGGAGGGCGAAAAGGCAAACATGGTAAATCCGGGCAGACCCAACCAGAACTTTGACCCCTTTGTAATGGCGGTAATTAAGCAGATTGGGGCAGCATTGGAGATACCTTACGAAATCCTCATAATGGCGTTTAGCAATAACTATTCAGCGTCAAGGGCCGCTATCTTGGAGTTTTTCGAGGTTATCAAAATGTACCGTGCTTGGTTCGTGGCGGACTTCTGCCAACCGATTTATGAGGAATGGTTGAGCGAAGCCGTGGCAAAGGGCAGGGTAAACGCCCCCGGTTTTTTCAACGACCCGATTATCAAACACGCATACTGTACCGCAGAATGGAACGGCCCCGGCATGAGGCAGTTAGACCCGAAAAAAGAGGTAGAAGCAGCAGAGCTAAGGGTAGAGGGCGGTTTTTCTACACGGCAGAGGGAAACGGCGGAACTTACAGGCACGGATTTTTACAGGAATATAAAACAGCGTAGGCGTGAGGAAGAATTGCTAAAGGAGGTTAGAGGAAATGCAGGGCAGAAAAGGCAGGAAGTCAATGCGGATAATGGGGATATGGAATCAGACCCCGACAAAGACGCAGACAGACAAGACACCGCAGCAGAGGAAGAAACCGAGGAATAAAAGCGAGGTACACAGGTTTTGGAATTTTATAGCCAACCAAGAAGAAAATACCGCCGAACTTCTGCTATATGGCGAAATATCAGATTATTCTTGGTACGGGGACGAAATAACCCCGGCGGAGTTTAACAATGACCTTAAAACCTTGGGGGCGGTTAATGAAATAACCGTGCGTATCAATTCGGGCGGTGGCGACGTTTTCGCAGCGGTAGCCATTTATACACGCTTGAAAGAGCATAAGGCAAAGATAACGGTTAAGATTGACGGCTGGTGTGCCAGTGCTGCCACGATTGTAGCAATGGCGGGGGATTCTATCGAAATATCGGTAGGCGGTATCTTTATGATACATGACCCAGCAGCAGGCGTATTAGGGTATTACAGGGCGGACGAACTGAAAAAGATAGCGGACGAACTGGAAACCATAAAGCAATCTATCGTTAATTGCTATATGACGGTATCGGATAAGTCCGAGGAAGAAATAAAAAACCTTATGACAGATGAAACATGGTTTACGGGGGAGGAAGCAGTAGAAGCCGGATTTTGCACCGCCGTCATGTTCACAGAGGTACAGACGGAGGTAGAGGACGCAGAAAAGGTAATTGTAAATTCAATCCCTATCAGTATCAGCGGATTCCATACCGTGCCAAAAGGATTATTAGGCTATGCCAATAGCCATAATAATACACCCAATGCAGAAAACAGCAAGGAGGATAAGAAAATGACATTGGAAGAATTAAAGAAAGACCACCCGGAGGTAGCCAATGCCTATAAAAATGAGATTATGGCAGGAATAGGCGGGGCAGACCAGACGGCAGCAGTTGACGCAGAGAGGGCAAGGATAAAGGCGATTGATGATATTACCCTGCCCGGATATGAGGATATGGCAAATAAGGCGAAGTATGGAGAGCCTGTAAGTGCCGAAGCGTTCGCTATGCAGATTGTGGCAGCACAGAAAAAGGCGGGTAAATCGTTTCTGAATGGCCGTGAGGACGATATAAACGATTCCGGCGTAAAGGATGTTGCCCCCACGCCGAACAAGGGGCATAGCGGAGAGGAAGAGGACCCGTTCGGGGATATTATCGACCAGTTGTATCCAGAAGTAAAATAGGAGGTAAAAAGAAATGGCAGCAGGAAAAGAGTTGTTGGGAAGTTATTCACCCAAAATGGTGCACGCCGGGGATTATCCCGTTGTGACCGATTCGGGCACGGTAGCGGAGGGCGAAACAATCTTAGAGCTTATGCCTGTTGTGCTGGGAACGGACGGCAAAATAAAAGCCGTAACGTCTGACACCGTATCCGAGGTTTACGGCTTGGCAGCGGAGAACGCAGAAGCAGGGCAGGAGGCAGTATATTACCTCACGGGGCAGTTTTTCGGGGATTCAATCGAAGTACCCGCAGGAACTACCGCAGCGGATTTTAAAGCACCATTTAGAAAGTTGGGTATCTTCTTAGTGGATACGGACAACGCAGCAACCGCACAGGGCGGAGAGTAAGAGAAAAGGAGATAAAAAGTTATGGCAATCAGCATTTACGACCCCCGGACAATGGGGAAATTAGTGGAGCGTATGCCGAAAGTACATACTTTCATCAAGTCAACCTTTTTCCGCAATACGGAAACATTCGACACGCAGAAAATTGACGTTGACTTTAAAAAGGGCAACAGGCAGTTAGGGCCTTTTGTACATAAGAAGATTGGCGGGGCGACAATCGACAATCAGGGTTTTCAGACGAACACCTACGAACCGCCCCTTGTAGCACCCAATAAGATTACGACCGTGGACGATATTTTAAAGCGGACACCCGGCGAGAGCCTTTACAACGGAAAATCCCCCAATCAGAGGGCCGTTGAGAAAATGCAGCGTGATTTTACCGAGCTTGACGAAATGATTACACGCCGGGAAGAGTGGATGTGCTGCCAGTCTTTATTTACGGGTAAAATCCCGATTCTCGATAAGGACGGAAAGGCGATACAGGAGGAAATTGATTTTCAGTTTACCAACAAAATAACGCTTAAAACCGCCGAAAACTGGAAAACAAAGCAGGGAGGAAAGATTGCACAGTTAAAGGCGTGGCGTAAGAAGGTGCAGAAAACAGGTTTTGTAAACTGTAATATCTGCCTTATGGGGTCGGACGCGCTGGAAGCGTTCTTACAGGACGAGGAAGTACAGAAAGTGCTTGACGTAAGGCGTTTTGAGGTTGCGGTTATTGCACCCAAAGAGTTGCCTGACGGCGCTACCTATATCGGTACTATCCACGAATTGGGAATGGATATTTATACCTACAACGAATGGTATCTTGATAACTGGACTAATAAGGAAAAGCCGGAGGATAAGCCGTTGCTGCCTGCTAATATCGTTGCCCTGTTATCCACCGAAGCAAATTATTCCATGTATTACGGTGCGGTCGGTATCGTGGACGAAGCAGGAAAGACGATTGCGGTTGTTGAGGGGTCGAGAATCCCCGAACAGTGGGTAGAAAGACGCCCGGCACGGCGTTTCTTGCAGTTATCCGCTGCCCCTCTTTGCGTACCGCATGAGGTGGATTCTTGGTTTGTTGCTACCGTCTGCTAAAGGCGGTGCAGCCTATGAAAAATTTTAAAGAAATGCTTGATAAGGACTTAGATAGCACGTTTTATAACACGGACGAATACGCACAACTTAAAAGAATCAAATGTGACGGGATAGATAAAAATATACCCATCATATTTGATTCGGAGGAAACCAAAGACCGAAACGGCGGAGGGGACCATGCGGAGGGAATCTATGGAAAATTCGTTGTTTTCAGGGTCAGGTTAAGCGATATGGGGAAAGAGCCAAGGCAGGGCATGAGGTTTTGGATTGGAAGCGAACTGTTCAAAATCACAAATGTCCTAAACGAGTACAACGAGTTAATAATAACCCTGGAAAGGTATGATGAATAATGATTGAAGTAGATATTTCTGAGGAAACAGCAGACAGGCTACACGCCGTTCTGGAGGGAATGGGGTTAGCGGAGGAAAAAGTATTAAAGCCTGCATTGGCAAGGGGATTATCGTCAGGAAAAACGGCATTTAATAAGCAAATTAAGACTGTTTACAATATCGAGCCTAACAGACTTTCAACACGATATGCACGATTTGGGTACAAAAATGTGAGTACGGAGGGCGATAAAATCATAGGTAGCATTGAGTTTTCCGGCGGTGTAATTCCTCTATACAAATTTGAAGTATCACCGACAGAGGCAGAGTACGGAAAAAGAAGAAAAACGGTTATGTCCTCTGTAATGCGTGGTGGTGGGGCAGCGCCTATTGATAATGGATTTATCGCAGAAATGAGTAATGGACACATGGGAGTATTTGAACGGAAAGGCTCATGGCGTAGAAAGACAAGACCAACCCAAGTAGGCAGAAATACAGAAAATAATGAAAAAATCAAAGAGTTATTCGGACCGTCATTAGCACGAATGGCGGAAAATGCCGTTGTTTTACAAACAGTAGAGGACAGAGTAAATGAGGTTATCAATAAAAGAATTGAACACGAATTAGAAAGACTGTTAAACGGAGGTTAAAAGTGACATCATTAGACCTATTGGAATCCTTAAAAGGATATTGCGAGGAAAATACTAAGGACATGCGTTTAATTGCTAGAGTTGCAGAGAATGGGAGCGAAGCAGGAGAGCGGCCGCCGAAAGTATTTATAGGCAATCTGCCTGACAAGGAATTAGAAAAGAGAGCAGCGCCCTACATACTCTTAAAACTTCTCACAAAGAAAGTTGATGATGAAGAAAACGTATGCAGAGTGCGTATTATTTGCGTGACCTTTTCCGAGGATAAGCAGGAGAATTATATCCAATGCTTAAATATTCTGACAAGGATAGAAACGAAGCTGTTGGAGGACGTTGTTGTAGGCGGCCGCTATTCCTGCCAGAAGCCGATTGAATCTATTTTGTATGATGATGATTTGGAGGTATACCAGGTTGGGGAAGTGACGACTGTCTGGGAAATGCCGAAAGCGGAAAGGAACGTAAGGCAGTATTTAGAGTAAGGAGGTAGCAGGATGGCAGCGGGAAAACGCATGACCGCCGACAAGGCGGTTGAAAACGGAAAGGCAGTAAATTCTACCACTAAAGCAGAAAAACAGAAGGAAACGGCAAATACGGAAGCTACAGAGGGCAGGTTTATCTATATCGGGCCGACCACAGGGACCGGCTTAGTGGAGAATGCTATTTTTTCCGGGAGCCGTGAGAGTGTCGAAGAGCATTTAAAGGATACTTTGGAAAAGATTCCACAGGTAAGGTTGCTTATCGTGGAAACAAAGAGCCTTGCAGCAAACAAGGCGAAAGTAAGAAAGGCAGGCACATTGCTTAACAAGTATTACAATGACGTTTTGAGCTTGCAAAGCAAACGTAAGGAGGGTTAAGAATGGCTTATTATCATGGAGCGAAAGCGAGTAAGCAGGCTACGACAGTTTCAACGCCTGTTACCGCAGACAGCAGTATTCATTTTATCGTGGGAACTGCCCCGGCTCATACGGCGGGCGGTGCGGTAAATGAGCCGATTTTAGCATATTCCTACGCCGAAGCAGTACAGGCAATGGGATATAGCGAGGAATGGGATAAGTACGATATTTGCGAGGAGATTTATACAAGTTTCCGCCTTTATCAGAATGGGCCTATTGTTATGGTTAATGTCCTAGACCCCAAAAAACATTTAACCGGGGAAACAACGGAGGATTTGACCTTGGCAGCAGGCGTTACGGAATTGCCGTTTGAGGTATTGGAAGATTCCGTTGTTGTAAAAGGATATAACGGAGAGGAAGAGTTGACGGAGGATTACGGCAGGGGGATTGATTACGACCTTATCTATACGGACGGCGTTTTACGATTGGAGCGTATCGAGGGCGGAAAAATCACATCAGACACCGCAAAACTCAATATCAAGTATAACGCCGTGGACCCGTCCAAAGTCACGAAAGCGGATATTATCGGCGGATATGACACGGCAACGAAGAAATCCAAGGGTTTTGAGTTGGTGGATTCCGTTTTCCCGAAATACAGGGTTCTCCCTACGCTTTTGCTTGCCCCCAATTTCTCACATGACAGTGAGGTAGCTGCAATCATGGCAGCAAAGGCGGAGAATATCAACGGCTTATTTGTCGGAAAGGCGATTATTGACGTTGACACGTCCGAAGCAACCACTTATACCGAAGCGGTGGAGTGGAAGAACAAAAACAATATTACGCAGCCGTCCGAGTTGCTGGCGTGGCCCATGCTGGCCCTTGGGGGAAAACTGTACCATTACTCTACGCACCTTGCCGGGAGTATGTCGGCAACGGACGCTAACGAGGATTTGGGAAAAGGTACGCCGTGTGAATCTGCAAGTAATAAATCTTTACAGATTGATGGCATGACATTAGCGGACGGGACGGAGGTACTGTTAGACCTTACCAAGGCGAACTACCTTAACTCACAGGGCATCATTACGGGGTTAAACCTCATGGGCGGTTATGTGTCATGGGGGAATGAAACCGCCTGCTATCCTGCCGATACGGACGTAACGGATTATTTCTATTGCGTAAGCCGTATGTTCGGGTGGGTGGCAAATTCCGTTATCTTGTCCGTGTGGAATAAGGTTGACAGGAAATTAAACAGACGCTTGATAGAATCCGTAACGCAGAGCCTTAACATTTGGCTTAACGGTCTGATGGCGGAAGAGGTGATTCTAGGAGGGCGCATTGAGTTTTTAGAGGAAGAGAATCCGGTAACGGATTTAATGGCGGGAATTGCGCATTTCCATATTTACCTTACACCGCCAAGCCCGGCAAGGGAACTTGATATTGTCTTAGAATATGACGTAAGCTACCTTGAAACGTTATTTGAATAGGGGGTGGAAGATATGCCGAGAGTTGATGAAACTGTAATAGGGTTTGCCGTGTACGAGGACGCAACGGAATTTATGGGGATTTCAGAGGTGACACTGCCGGAGATATCCAATATAACAGAAGAGATTAGCGGAGCGGGCATAAACGGGAAGTACAATTCTTCTATTTTAGGGCAGATTGAAGCAATGTCGCTTACCCTTAATTTCCGGACGGTAACAAAAAATGCAATAAGACTGTACAGGCCGGGGAGGCACAACATAGATTTAAGGGCGGCGCAGCAGGTACAGGACCCCGTAAAAGGGGTTATTGATGTTGCCCAGGTAAAACATATATTGGTTGTAGAGCCTGTCAAGATTAACATGGGAAAACTTGCGACAGCGAGCGTTGCAGACGTAAGCGGGGAATATACGGTGCATTATTACGCCACATTTATAGATGGGAAGAAAATGCTGGAAATAGACCCTCTGAATTATGTTTACTATGTATATGGGCAGGATGACAGTTGGGAAAAAATAAGAAAGGCACTTGGAAAGTAGGCACGTGGAACCGTGCTTTTTTCCTGCCTAAAATCAGATTATGGAGGATTGAAAATGGAAGACATTAAGAGAACAGAAAACAAGGAGGAAGTAGCAGGGGAAGTAAAGGCGGAAGTTGCGGTTGTGACCGATTCGGACACGCCAAAGGGTGCGTATGTGCATGAGTTTACGAAGCCGTACACATACGAGGACCAGACCTATGAAAAGTTAGTTTTTAATTTTGAAAAACTGATAGGTGAGGACCTTGTGGCAATTGAAAACGAAATGGCAGCGGTTGGGGAATATGCTTTGTCCCCGGAAATTTCAACATCATTTCTTTACCGCATGGCAGCCAAGGCGGCAGGCGTGGGAAGTGACGTTATCGGACATTTGCCCATCAATGACTTCGGGAAAATCAAGAATCAGAGCAGGGATTTTTTAATAAGCACGGGATATTAAGGCAGAATCCTATCAAATGGTTTAAACGAAATAGTCTGCTGTTATCCAAGGAAACGCATACGGGCTTAGAGTTCTGGATGGGGCGGACACCAAGGGAATTAGATTCTTGGATTGGAGAATATAACGAACTTGTCAAAGAAGGGGAAAAATTAAGATGAAATATGTACCTCTTTGTGGTAAGATATTAAGATAAAAAGCCACAAGGAGGTATAAAAGTATGATGCAGGAAAATATGACACAAAACGAGAACATATTTTCAAAAAAAGGGTTACAACTTGCCTTAGATATATGGAAAAAAGCATGGAGTGCAGAAATTCATAAAACAGAATATGCACAGAAAAGGATTAAATCGGCAAAATCAGCGAAAATGACACCGATAAAAATTGATACTGAGGATTTATACGGATATTTCCAAGGAAGCCATGGAAGGTACGAAACATTTTTAGACAGTTGTCCTTGTGGTGATTTTATACGGAATAGAGTACCATGTAAGCATATTTACAGGCTGGCTATTGAACTTGGTTTAATGGTGGAAAACACAGAAAGCAATATCAACGCCATTCTTATACCAAAGCAGAAAAAAGTTTCAATAGATGAAGAAATAGATATTGTAGAAAGTTTATCTGTAAACGCACAATATGTGCTTAAAGATATTGCAAGCAGCATAAATACAAAAAATCCGACTTATACTATCCGACTTGATACCGTTGTTGAAGAGTTGATAAATTCCGAGATTATAGCAGACACACAAGAAAAACATTTAATTGATTTTGGGAAAAAGCCGGAAATCATTGAATTATTGGAAACGGAACACATACCGTATAAAAAAAGTGACAAAGTAAGCGTACTTAAACAGATTTGTACGGATAATATACCTGAAAAGGCAAAAGAGAAATTTGGGGAAATAATTAGCGTAACGATACCAACAATATACAGTCCGCAAAGAATACACTTTTACTTGCATAGAAAGTTTGATTATGAATCCTTTTATGATGAAAATATGGTACGGAATGAGGTTAAACTTCTTGATACAGAATTACCGATAGATAACATTACGGACCAGTTGATTAAGCGTGGATATTATATAAAAAAATAGAATAACAGAATAACAGGGAATGAATTAGAAGCACTTGCAGAAATGTAGGTGCTTTTATTATGCCCGGAAAGGAGGTAAACAATGGAGGCAGGAAGGTCGTTTGAGTTTCTTTTTCAGTTATCGGCAAAGTTAGGACCGAACTTTTCGCAATCCTTTAAAAATGCACAAAGAACAATGAGCGTTTTACAAAGCGACTTAGCAAATGCCAATAAAAAATTAAAAGATGTATCAGCATATCAGAAACAGCAGACAGCAGTAGCAAAAAGCCGGGATAGAGTAAACGAGTTGCAGGTAGAACATGAACGGCTTACGAGGGAAATTGAGGAAGCGGGGCAGGCAACGCCGGAACTCACAAGGAAGTTACAAACTAATGAAAAAGTCTTAAAAAATGCTAGAGAAGCAGTAGAAAAAGGAGAAGATAGATTAAACAGCTTAAGCGAAGCCCTCCGGGAAGCCGGGATAGATACGGACAACTTAGGGCGTGACACCGAAGAATTAAGGAGAAATTATGAACGATTAGAGCAGTCGCAGAAAAGAATACAGGATATAACGGAAAAACAGAATAAGAATAGCGAAACAATCTCCAGGACAAAAGGGCAGATTGCAGGCACGATAGGTACGGTAACGGCTCTTGCGGGGTCGTTTTTTGCGTTAGATGCAGCAACCGAGGAATACAGGAATAACCAAGCAAAACTTAACACTGCTTTTCAAGCAGCAGGGTTAAGCACAGACGCAGCCAAACAGGCATACGCAGGATTTTATAAAATTCTTGGAGATGATGATACTGCAACAGAAGCAAGTCAATTACTAGCAAAGTTAGCGCTGAGCGAAGCGGACGTATCGAAATGGACGGACATAGCAGCAGGCGTATACGGCACGTTTGGCGATTCTCTGCCAATCGAGGGTTTAATTGAATCAGCAAACGAAACGGCAAGGACAGGAACGATTACAGGCTCATTTGCGGACGCTATAAATTGGGCGAGCAAAGAGGGCGAAACATTCGGCGTTACGCTGAAAGAAAATACAAAAGCTAATGAGGAATGGAATAAAGCCGTAGAAGCGTGTGAATCCGCAGAGGATTATTTTAATTTGGCTTTACAATCGTGTGGGTCGGAAGCCGAAAGAAATCAGTTGATTATGAATACCCTTCAAGGAACATACCAAGACGCTGCCGCTGCCTTTAAAGAAAACAACAAGCAGATTATACAGAACAGGCAGGCGCAGGTAATATGGAATGATATTTTAGGGAAAACAGGGCAGATTGCAAGCACGGTTAAAGGCATGATTATAGAAATGCTTGGAGTGAGTGAGGACGGAAGCGTTAAAGCAAATTCCGCCCTTTCCTTATTGCAAAACACATTAGGGAAATTAGCAGATAACCCCGAACTGATAAAGACTATCGCTAAGACAGTAGCATTATTGGCAGGGTTGAGGGTTGGGGGACTGGTAGCCAAACTTGGGTTTTTACAGGTAAAAGGCGGAATCCTGTCCGTGCAAAAGGCTTTTACAATGATGAAAGGCTTGGGCATCACGAAGTACCTAAGCAGTCTGGGCGGAGGATTTGGGGGGATTATTACAAAAGTTGCCCCTTTGGTTGGCGTGATTGCAGCGGTGGGCGGAGCGGTTTATTATGTCTCCACACACTTAGAACAAGTACGGGGGTTTATACAGAAGGCTTTCGGAGATGCGGGGTTAGCTGTATTTGATAAACTTTGGGGAATCATTACCCAAGTCGGAACGGCAATAAAAAACGCATTTTTTACAAGCGGTAGCGGAGTGTTAGACACTCTTGCGGGCATCCTGCCAACAATCATAAGTACCTTACAGACCGGGTTACTTTCCATCCTGCCTGTGATTGCTGATGTGTTCATGCAGATACTGCCGCTCATAGGGCAGCTTGTGGCGGCGGTTCTCCCGATTCTGGGCGAGCTTCTTAGCGCCGTTGTTGCGGAGCTTGCACCACTGATAGCGGAAATACTGCCAGTGATAGTGCAGCTTATATCAGAAATACTGCCTTTGGTTTTACAGGTTGTGCAAAGCGTGCTGCCTTTGCTTGTTCGGCTAATCAATGCAGTCGCGCCCTTGCTGATACAGATAGTGCAGGCGGTTTTGCCTGTTATCATTCAGCTCATACAGACAATACTGCCCTTGCTGATGCAGATTATACAAGCGGTTTTGCCTGTTATAGTGCAGCTCATACAGACAATACTGCCCTTGCTGATGCAGATTATACAGGCGGTTTTACCTGTTATAGTGCAGCTCATACAGACAATACTGCCCTTGCTGATGCAGATTATACAAGCGGTTTTGCCTGTGCTTACAACACTTTTGCAGGCGTTAATTCCTGTCATAGAATTTGTGGCAAATGTCCTTTCCGGTGTGCTGGGGTCGGCGTTACAGAGCATAGTAAATATTGTAGGCAGTGTAATGCAGATATTCCAAGGCTTGATAGATTTTATAACAGGCGTTTTTATAGGAAATTGGTCGCAGGCTTGGGAAGGCATCAAGAGTATTTTCAGCGGTGCAGTCGGCGGGCTTGGAGAAATTATAAAAGCACCGTTGCGGGCGGTCGTATCAGCCGTAAACTCGGTAATAAGCGGACTTAATAAACTGAAAATACCCGATTGGGTGCCGGGATTGGGCGGTAAAGGCATTAACATACCAATGCTTCCGGGATTTGCAAAAGGCACGGATAGGACGCCAAGCACATTCATAGCAGGAGAGAACGGGCCGGAGTTGATAACGGACGCTGCCAACCGTAAAGTATTTACGGCAGCACAGACAGGGCAGATATTTAACAATATGGCACAAGCCGGAAATCTCAACACGGCAAACAACGTAAACGCTACCGCAGGCGGAGTGGGTACAATCACGATTCATGTTACAAATTCCCCAAGCGTGACCGTAGCAGGCGGAGGGGATACGAACGGAATCAAAGAACAGTTACAGCAGTATGACGAAGAATTTTTAGAGAAGTTGCGGGAAATCATACGCATGATTCTAAAAGAGCAGAGAGAACAGGAGGGCAGGGTAGCTTATGCTTGATACATATACCACAAAATCGGGGGATACATGGGATACGGTAGCTTACAAGGTATGGGGAAACGAAATGTATATGGATACTCTGATTAAGGCAAATTTAGAGCATAAGGATACCTATATATTTCCGGCAGGGGTCATTTTGACCTTGCCGGAAATTGAATTGGAGGTATCCGATTCCCTGCCACCGTGGAAGAGGGGAGGGGTAGCAGAAAATGAGTGACAGGACGTTAGCAAGGCGGACGGCGGTAAAACTCTATTTCAAAGGTACGGATATTTCAAAAGACCTTTCAAAGTATCTGCTATCCCTATCTTTCACGGACAAGGAAGAGGACGAAACGGACGATATTTCTATATCGCTTGATGATAGAGAGGGTAAATGGATTAAGGATTGGTTGAACACAAGCAAGACGGCAAAGACCAAGACGGAAACAGTTACCACGCAGGGAGAAATAAAAGTAGGTAACATTGTGCAGTTTAAGGGGGGACCAGTCTACATATCCTCTATGGCAGCAGCACCAACCGTTACAAGGGGTGCGAGTAAATGCAAATGCACAATAGTAAATTCAAACGCCCACCCCTACCACCTTATTTCACAGGACGGGGCGAGGGTTTACGGTTGGGTCAATGCTTCAGACGTGGAGGGCGAAACGGTCACAACGACCAAGACAACAAAGGTATCAGAGAAAAGAGCCTTTAAAGGCACGGAAATACACGCTATGGTTATTCAGAAAAACCCGTATTCAGACGGAAAGGATAAGGTATTGGATTGCGGGGTTTTTGAGATTGACAGCGTAAATTATACGGGGCCGCCCCAAAAACTTACAATAAAAGCTACGTCTATTCCCTACAAGGCGAGATTAAGGCAGACAAAGTATAGCAGGCAATGGGAAAATACGACGCTTAAAAATATGGCGGAGAAGATAGCCAAACGAAGCAATATGAAAATCATGTACCTTTCAAACTCTAACACGGTTTACAAGCGGAAAGAACAGGTAAACATGACGGATATAGCATTTTTAAAAAAGATGTGCAAAAGAGCCGGAATATCCCTTAAAGTCACGTCAAAGACAATCGTATTATTTGACGCAGCGGACTTTGAGAATAAGGCGGAAGTAAAAAAGATAAAGGCAGGAAAAGGAAATATTCTTAGTTATAATTTCACTACCAAAACGGCAGATACCGCCTATTCTTCCTGCCACGTCATTTATACAGACCCGAACACTAAGAAAACGATAGAAGCCACATATACGCCGGAAAACGCAAATTCAGACGGTCAAACACTGGAAGTAAAACAGAAAGTATCAAGTGTGGCGGAAGCAAGGGAGTTAGCGAGGAAATCCCTAAGAGCCAAAAACAAAGGGGAAACAACGGCGGAATTTACGCTTGTAGGCGACGTTGATTATGTGGCAGGAATTACGGTTAGGGTATATGGATATGGGGAATTTAACGGAAAATACATTGTAGAGCAGGCAACACATAATATTACAGGCGGTTACAAGGTACAAATAAAATTGCGTAGTTGTTTGGAGGGATATTGATTGCAGCAGTTTGATGATAACGATATGCAGGAATTAAAGGATATTGTGAGGGTTGGCATTGTAAGCAGCGTAAACGCCGGGGCAATGACGGCGAGGATTGAGATAGAGGACCAGGGAATAGTTACGGGTGATCTAAAAATAGTGCAGAATCCGCCGAGGGTGGAAATCAAGATTAAAAGCGGTAGCTGCCCGGCGGATTGCGAGATTGAAATAAAGCCGTGGATACCCGAAGTAGGGCAATGGGTTTTATGCCTGTTTAAGCCGGATGGGGAGGGCGACGGCTTTATATTGGGAGGTATCTAATGGCAAAACAAGTAGCGAAATTAAAAGCGGTTAAAGTGCAAAGGCTTGTAGAAGTTGGCACATTAAAAGAATTAAAGAGGGTGGAGCGAAAGAAAACCGAGCAGAAAGCAGGGAAAATAGGAACGCTTGGGGATATTGTCTTTAAGGTATCTGCAAAAACTATACAGACATTTGACGGATTGAAGATTGACAGCAAGACAAATTACGCAAAACATACAAGGCATAATAAAAAGCCTTTATTGGAGTTTCAGTACAACGATACGGACACGGCGAGTTTTTCTATATATTTGTCGGTATTCTTAGGGGTGGACCCTAGAAAAATGCAGAAAAAAATAGATGAATACCGCAAAAAAGGAAAAATACTTACATTGGTTATCGGAGGGAAAAAGTACGGTAGCAAATGGGTTATTACTTCACACTCAAAAGAATTTGAAAGATTTGATAATAAAGGCAACCTACTTGTGGCAAAAAGCAATATTTCATTAGAGGAATACGCAGAAAGGTAGGGAAAATGAATTATACAATAGACACAACGGATAATCAGCCGATAAATTTAGAACCCGTTACAGTGGAAGAGGAAGTAATACAAAATCTTTGGTTTTTGTATTCCTCATTGGAGTATGATGTACCGTTAGACCGGGCATTAGGGTTAAATGCTACCTACATAGATAAGCCGATAGAAGCAGCAAAAGCGTTAGCCACAACGGATATTTACGATAAGACCGAGGAATACGAGCCGAGGGCGGAAATTGTGAGTATAGATTTTAACGCAGATTATGAAAGGGGCATATTAAAACCGATAGTGGAGGTAGAAATAAATGGAGAATACGAAAACGAGGAATATACCGAGTAATCTGCCCGAAGTCGAGTTTGTGGATACGAACACGGAAGCATTGGTAAATAAACTTATAGCAGGGTACGAGAAAACCACGGGCAGGACGCTTTACCCGGCGGACCCGGTAAGGGCGTTTATCCTTTGGCTTGCAAGTGTCTTAGTGCAGGAGCGGGTACAGATAAATGAATCAGCAAAGCAGAATCTTCCAAGGTATGCAGTGGGTAAAAATTTGGATTCCCTTAGTGAGATTTTCCATAATACCTACAGATTGCAGCCGACCGCAGCGAGTACAACGCTTGGATTCTCCATTACTAAGACTTTGGAGCAGGATTATATCATAACGGATACGTTGGAAGTGACCGTAGACGGTTTTATAAATTTTGCCACAACGGATTATCTGATATTCAAGGCAGGCGAAAGCTACGCAGAAGTAAAAGCGGTATGCACGACCGCAGGAACGGCAGGGAATGACTTTGTACCCGGACAGGTCAATAAATTAGTATCAGATGAATTTTTATATTTCAAAGAGGTATCAAACACGACCACAACGGCAGGAGGAAGCGAAGAGGAAAACGACACGGCATTATATAACCGCATGAGGGAAAGTGAGGAATCAAGGACAACCGCCGGACCCCGTGGAAGCTATATTTATCATGCCAAGTCGGTATCCTCACAGATTAGTGACGTATCAGCGGAAAGCCCGGAACCCGGAATAGCGGATATAAGAATCATGTTATACGGTGGGGAATTGCCAGATAAGGAATTGATAGACAGGGTACAGGAGTATTTGAGTGCGGACGATATTAGACCAATGACGGATAAGGTAATAGTGGCAGCACCTACAACGATACCTTTTGACGTTGAAGCGGTTTATTATATATCAAGGGATAAGGCAGCAAGCACAAAGGAAATCCAAAGGGCCGTTGACTTGGCGGAGGAAAATTATATATTATGGCAGACCTCTAAAATGGGGCGGGATATTAACCCGTCCTATTTTAATGCTATGCTTATGGAATCGGGCATTAAAAGGGTGGATATTATAAAGCCTGCATTTACGGAGATACCAAAGGGAAGTGTAGCGGTTATAAGGGATTGCAATATATCTTTTGGGGGTGTGGAAGATGAATAACATTAAGACGGCGGATTTTATGTTGTCGTTTCTGCCCGCACTGAAAAAAGATGAAAAAATGCTTGCCTTGGGGCAGTTGGTTGCGGAGGAATTGCATATATCCGCAGGAGAAGCAGAAAAAAACATCATATACGCCAACATAGACAATCTAACGGAAACGTGGCTTGATGTTTTAGCCTATGACTTACATGTAGATTGGTATGATTATGATTATCCTATTGAAGCGAAAAGGGCAATCATAAAGGACAGCGTAAGGGTACATCAGAAATTAGGAACTAAGGCAGCGGTAGAAAGGGCATTAGGAGGGATACACCCGCAAAGCGAAATTGAAGAATGGTTTACATACAACGGAAAGCCGTATTGTTTCCGCATTGTGCTTGATACCACAAATTCAAGGGTAGCAGCGGATTATGACGAGATTGTAAAGACGGTTGACATATACAAGCGTCTTACGGCTCATTTGGACGGCTTATATTATCAATGCTCTATTTGCGTGGTAGTCATGCCACGCACGGAGTATTTTTTATTTTCTACGCCTATGACAGGGCAGTTAAAGGCAGGCACAGAGCCATACAGAAATACGGTTGGAGCGGTAGGAAATACGGTTATCAGCATAAACGTAAGGGCAGCAGGATATATAGCGGAAGCCGTAAGGACAGGAACGAAGCCGGACAGAAATATAGTGTTTTCTACGCAGGATAGCGAGATTGTGACCGATTCGGACACGAAAGGTTATCCGTTTACGAGCAATCAGACAGGAAAAGCCAAGGCAGGTATAACCCCTTACATAGACACCGTAGGCGGTGCAGGGAGCGAGGGAGTGACAGCAACGGCAGCAGGGCAGGCGTATAAATTTGATTCTGATTTAGCAGGCACAAAGCCGGACAGAAGTATTTTATTTGATTCCGTGGACGTGCAGGCAATCGGGGAAACGGATTTAGAAGCCTATGTATTTGAAAATGTCTTTGCAGGCACAAAGCCGAAAAGAAATGTTGTGTTTTCCGGGCAGGCAGCGGAGGTTATAGCGGATTCAGATACCGAGGGGTACGGATACGCAACGCCGACCACGGGAAATACGGCAGCAGGTACAAAGCCGGAAAGAGCCGTTAAAACGGCACAGGAAGTAAAGGGTATTGCACAGACGGCAGACACCGACAGCTACCAATACGAAGTTAAGCGTTGCGGTGCTAATCGGTTAAGCAAATAAAAGTAAAGGAGATTAAGGAAATGCTTACAGAAAGAGCCTTTGAGAGTTTCAAGAAATTCATTGAAACAAACATTGCATACGCAAAGGTCGAGTATGGGGGTGTGCTGCATAAAGCGGAGATTGTCAGCCGGGAACGCTTGCCGGACGGCAGGGTAGCACTAAGCATACCGATTACGCCGG